GAACTATTCCCTTTCGCGAAGGGCTGGTGTGGGGGCTCCCGTTAAGCTGGGGGGGATTCAAGGTCGGATCCTTAGAGATTATTGGTCTAAGGCGGGTTATACGGTTTCGGAGGTCAACTATTTCCTTCGGGCTGATATTCTCGTCTCTATGACTGAGAAGTCTTCGGAGTACGATTCTGCTTTCTTCCCGGACTATTGGGACTTATGGGAGTTTATCTATGATAATCTCCCTACCTCACAGTACAGTGGTGTCGAGATCAGTGGTATTTACGAGCCCCTCAAGGTTCGTTTAATCACAAAGGGATGTCCTTATCTTTATGGTCTTTTAAAACCGTTTCAAGATGCAATGTGGAAGCGCCTTCAGCTCTTCGATTGTTTCCGTTTGACGGGAGAAGAAGTTACTCTCTCCTATCTGCGACGTCAGTTGTTGGGCAAAAGGCTAGACGAAGAGGACTTGTGGTTCACCTCTGGTGACTATAAGGCAAGCACAGATTCGTATTCCATGGTGTATACAAAAATAGTTTTCGATGAGATTTGGGCACTGCTTAAGGATAGACCCTTAATTTACAAGGCGATCGGCCCTCAGCTGTATTTACCCTTTGATAAGTTGCAGCTGCGTGGACAGTTAATGGGCTCTCCCTTGTCCTTTCCTATACTCTGTATTCTTAATGCTTCGATTTGTAGGGCAGCTTATGAGCTAACCGAAGATCAGGAGTATTCTTTAAACGAGCTCCCCATGGCAATTAATGGGGACGATTCGGCTTTCCTGTCTAGTGAAAAGGTTCATTCACGTTGGAAGGCGCTCGCGACTGCCTTTGGGTGGAAGTTGAGTGCTGGAAAAAGTTTTTGTTCTAAAAACTTTGTCCAGATCAACTCAAAGACCTACCCAGTGGTTCACGGCCACCTCAAGGAGGAGATTCCGATCGTTAATTACGGTTGGCACTCGTTCATGGGAAAAGATGTGAGGCAGTTGGATGAATCAGATGTTGAATCTTTTGCAACCGATCTTCAGACACAGATCTTGTCTTTGGATCGGCTACCGGTTGCGTTGAGAAGTCGTGTTCATCAATCATGGCTCTCAAACGCAGCCCGCGTTGGTCGTCGTGCCTATCAGGAGAAAGAACTCCCCTACAGGCTGGTTCCGGAGTTACCCTTTAACTTCGGTGGACTCGGATTTGGTTTCGATTTGTATTCTACGGAACACGGGTTGGAGCTTAGATCCGAGGATCTTGTGAACTACATGCAGTTTGCTTCCCAGTTTGATCTATGTAAGGAGAAGTTTCAAAAAGCGACTCTCGGATCGACCTACGAGGGATCACTTAACTCGATGACGGCGGAGCAGCGCCTCTGGTATGAGGTGCTGGGCCCGGTAGAGGAATGGGTTGGTAGTGATTTGGGTAAACACATCAATCTGCAAAATGCAAAAGGAAAGTGTAAACGGTTCGGTATTCGAGACGCAGCACGGTGTGCTGGCTTTGAATCGCTTGAAGAATTGGATCAAGTTTCTGCAACAGTGTTTCGCGAAGGTCTCCGCGAAGCGACGAGACGGTGTACTCAGTCCGGCGATGGTCTCCGAGTTCTCGGAACAGGTGGGGCATTCAATTTGCGGCGTCGCAATGACGTATCGCAATCGACTCCTCATCTTGTTACGGGAATCGGCTTTTGCCGTGGGAGAGACTTCTTCCACATCATTAGAAAGTCGTCCGGTACTCAGCTCTTTAGCAAAGTATCTTCCAACAGAGTTAAATCTACCCCTTGCGGACTTCCCGGCCTTGGTCGAGGAGCTCCAGAGGTCTCTGTACCGTATTCCTGTTGTGGACCCAGAGGTTTTGTGCGTAAACTTCAGCTTGCGTTTTCAGACCTCTTCGCACGGGGATTTTGTGAGGACAACCCCTCTTCCATTGAGTTCATCAATGGATGTTTTCAAGACCTTGCCCCCTCCACCGGTTATCTCGATGAGTATCGAACCGAAGGCGGAAGACATAGTAATATGTCCTCCGAGGCTAACGCCTAGGGAGGCTAAAAGTGCGAAGAGAGAGAAGCGTGAAGTTCTTGGACGTGCTCTGACCCCGCGCGAGGCCAAGCAGGCTAAGCACGAGGCACGGATCAGGAAGATGAGAGCCAAGGTGGCCTCTGATGAGGATTCTACGTAGGGAGAAGAAAGGGACGATTTGGGTGCAGACCCCGAAAAGACGGGGAGTGTGATTGACGGGAGAAGCGGACTACCCATCCGTTGTCTGAAGAAGACTGAATCCTGCGGGAAGCAATCATGCATGCGGGGTAATGGCCAAGACCCCCTAACCAACAATCTATT